CACAGAGAATGCGAGGAGGAGGTAGTTCGTCTTGATTGCCTGCGCGTCGCTGGCAGTCCTTCCATTCAGCCAACGGAAGCTATCCGTGAGACTGGAGTTTCCACCAGTAATCCTGTTCCACGTACGATCAACGCCCGCCTGGGTACGGAAATCGGCCTGACTAATTGGGTAGGATGCTCGCTGGTTGTCTTCTGGCCTTACAATTACCGCAGTTCCAAAGACATTGTTGATCTGCGCGCCAAGTCCATCGACAACTTGCGAGAGATATCCAGTCGCGCCAGTCGCTGCGGGGCTGTTAACGACAAGATCCTTAGTGCGGCGTATGAGGTTGCGAGCCGTTTTCGTTGACACAAGCGACTTATCAAAGTCCTCGATGAACTTCTCGTCGCTCTTCGACGCCGAGCCTGCACCACCCATGGCCTTAAACCGAATGCTCTTTCCAATAGAAATCGCGGTTTCGATATCTCCGTTGCGGTACGCCCGATTGGCCTCTTTCATCGCTGGGGTCAGCTTGCTATCGGTGTATGGACGGAAAGCCTCCTGACCGTCCTCGTCAATGTAGAGACCGTCTGCCTTTGCGCCGCCGCCGCCACCGGCACCGCCGCCACCAGCGCCACCGCGCCCGCGAGCAAGGGCGAGACCGCGCGACTGCACATAGTCTGCCGTGCCGCGCATGACCTCAGAGAAGCGACCGGGGTCGGCTCCAGGATTGCGGGAGTTCCAGTCGTAGATGTATTCCCATGCCGCCTCCTGCGCCGCCGCCTTGTTGGCGTAGCCAGAGGTGATCTTGTCCACGGCGGAGACGAGGTTGCGGGCCTCGGCAACTCCCATGCGGGCAGCGGCCTCAGACCTACGCGCCATGAGAAGAGCCTGATCCTTGGCCGAAAGCTGCCCTGCGTTCTGCGCCCTCGCCAAACCACTCAGGGCATTGGCGATGTTGTAGGCGCGGCTGGACTCCTTGCCTTCGATCTGGGCCATGGCTTCGGGGAAGGAAACCTTGCCCCCGCCAGACAGGGTCTCAATTGCCGCCTGACCGATGCGCTCAAGCCCCCCTGCCCCGTCCATCCCACGAAGGGAGCGGGCGAGGATGGTGGCGACCCGGTTCTGCGCGTCCGCGATGTCGCTGGCGTAGGACGGGCGGGGCTGCCCTTGGGAGCCGGTGTTGAGAAGCTGGCCGACAATCTGAACAGACCTCTGCGTGTCCTGCTGCGGTGCGGTCTCCCCTTGCTGGGCGTTTGTGGGGGTAGCAGCGGAGGAAGGAGCAGCGGCGGGCGCACTCCTTGCTGGACGAGTCGGGGCAGCGGCGGGGGGCGCAGGAGGAGCGGGAGGTGGAACGGCTCCTGCTGGCGCGGCAGGGGATGCGGCGGGCGGCTCTGCGCTTGCAATATTGAATAGGGGCGGGAGGTCACCAAGGACATCTTCAATCGCCCTGCCACGGGCAATCTGTGCCGCATTGCCTGCTGGTATTGGAGCGCCCGGAGCGTCAAGGGAGTTGAGATAGGCGTTCCTGTCGTAATTGCCTGCTGGTATTGGAGCGCCCGGAGCGTCAAGGGAGTTGAGATCGGCGTTCCTGTCGTATGCCTCCTGCTCCGCAAGAATCCTCTGCACATCGGCTTCAAAGCGAAGACGACGCTGAACTTCTTCAGAGAGTCCGAATCGACCGCCAATGCCGTTCTCTGCCATCTCAGACGCCTCCGTACAGCAACCCGGTCTGCGGATTGCTCATGCGCTGCCCACCCCCAACGGAGTAGTCCAAGAACGGGTTCTGGGGAGGCATGTATTGCCCGGCGTTGGGGTTGGTCCCACCCAACGTCTTCGCCGCCTCCCCGAGGAAGCGGCTGGCCCCGAACAGGCCGGACGGGACACCAACCTGACGCATCAGACGGTTCTGGGCCTGCATCTGCCCGGCCTGCCCGAGAGCCTGCGTGGAGGTTCCAAGCGCCCCAAGGCCCTGCGCGAGGGTCTGCCGAGCCTGCTGGTTGGCCTGCGCCTGCTCGTTCTGCCCTGCCATCATCATGGCGCGGGCAATGGCCTCGTCCCGGCGCGGATTGCGCGCAAACAGGCTCACGTTGCCCGAGGAAGAGGGGAAGCGCCTCGCCTGCCTCTCCTGCTCCCGGACGAAGTCAGAGATGCCCTGGAGCCTCGCCGTGCGCTGCTGCTGGAGGGCGTCAGCCGACATCTGCTGGAACAGGGGGCTGTTGGGGTTGGTAAGGGCTTCCGAAAGCTGGACCGCCCGCTCTGCCTGCGCCCGGACAGCCTTCTCGGTGGCTCGGTTCCGGCCCATGCCAAACAGGTTGGCGACCGAAGCACCGGCACCGGCAAGGTTCAGGGCCGTCTGGGCCGGGGCGAGGAAGTCAAAGAGTGCCATTCATCGTCTCCCGTGGATGTCCCCATATATCGTGAATCCGGCCAGTACGTCAGGCCCGTACTGGTCAAGAGTGCGGAACGAGACCCGGAAGTGGGCACCCCGCCAGCGAAGGGGGATCTTGCCCTCCGTGGTCCGGGCCATGCCCACGAAGTCCGTGCCGATCCTGAAGGTGCCGATCCCCCGGCCACCGATCTCCTCCTGCGCCGTGACCGACACAAGGTCGTAGGACTGGAGGTTGAAGTCGCCCGTGGACTCGATGTCGTAGACCACCCTGCCGCCAACCTGGAAGTTGGGCACGATGTACGACCCGGTCTTGATCCGGTTGCTTTGGCGCGGCTCCTCAAGGTTCAGCCAGCCGGGCATGTATTCGGTCGGGTACAGCGCCCCGTCGTCCGTATAGGTGTTCTGGTCGAAGACGTAGACCTTGCCATCCGCCCCACCCAGAAGGAGGTCGGAGTTGGCCCGGACGTAGAGGACGCTCTGGAGGCCGATCTGCCCGTCGAAGTCAGACCAACTCGCACCGGCCACGATCTTCCCGTCATCCAGCACGAAGTTGGCGTAGTTGTAGATGTAGAGCTTGCTCGCGATCTTCATCACGATCCAGCTACGCCGCTGGTAGTTGACGATCTGGATCTGCGGATTGGGGCTTTCGATCACATCGCGGATGATTGCGCGCAGCGTGTTCTTGATCGGCTCCGAGATGTTGGACCGCTGCAAATTGTTCGTATTGATGAGCAGGCTGATCGACAGCAGTCCATCGTACCCGATGAAGGACAGGTCGTTGCCGGTGTTGACGAATCCATCCGCAGCGACCACGCCCTGCGGGAACAGGCCAGCGGGTTCAAGGTCCGCCGGGGCCGTGCCGCGATAGGCGTAGACCGCTCGCTCCGTGCCGATGATGAGGTAGGTCTGGAACGAGGCAATCGTGCGCGCCGGATCGGCTCCGGGCTGCTGGCTGCCAATCGCCACCGTGCGCGTCTCCAGCGACTGGCTGTCCACCGTGAAGTCCTGGATGTCGTTCGCGCCCGAGGCCACGACGTTGCGCGGATCACGGGAGTCGATCATCCATGCGCGACCGTAGTGGACATGAATCCAACTCGCGACCGGCATGGCAGACTGGTACAGGACGATGGAGTCACCCGCCGAGGTCGTGGCAATCGCGGGCGCGACGTAGAAGCCGGAGGACAGGATCTCGGAGACGAAGGAGCCAGCCGTCTTGGTCGTGTTGTGGACGACATCGCCCACGCGCATCGTCGTGCTGAGCCAGTTCGCCACCTTGTCGGCAGAGACGGAGATGTAGGTCTGCGTTGGGCTGGTGCTGGTCGAGACGATGGTCGCGACGTTGTCAAGGACGCCATCGTAGGAGACGACGTTCAACTCGATGCTGTCGTAGATCTTGTAGCCGTCGCCCGCAGTCGGCTCGCCGCCAACCGGGACGCCAGAGATCGGGGCAAGGGTGGAGCCAAACCCACGCGCCGCACCCGAGATCGCCGTGTGGCTCACCCGCGACGAGGTCACGGCAGTCACGATGCCATATGCCCCGCGCTTGGCGTTGAACACGATGTCGCCAGGAGCCACGAAGGTCTGCGCCGTCCAGTCCGTGACTGCGGCGTCTGTCAGCGCGTTTGCAGAGGTGGACGCACCGCAAGTGCCGTTCTCCATGACCGGCTGCAACCGCTGGAACTGTGCTGTCGCGCTGTCGATGTAGACCTGACGGTCCACGCCATTGAAGAAGACGAGCTTGTCATCGAACTGGACCGAGCGCAGCCGCGCAGCCGTGGTCGCCTGCCACACCTGCGTCCAAGCAGAAGAACCGTTGTAGCGGAACACGATGCCATCGGAGGACGCGAACAGCGTGGCCGTGCCGTCCCGGTCGATGTATTCGTGCAGGCCCGTGACGATGCCCTTGGTGGGCAGGGCACCCGAGAGCGCGACGTAGCCGGGGCGCTTCTCGGCACCACCCGCTGCGTTGATGAAGCGGTTGCGGAACCTCTGCGCGTAGTCGAGCGGGATCTCGGTCTCGGTGAAGTTCGTGGCGAGACCGCGCCGCGCTATCTGGTAGTACCTCTCGGGCACTTCACGACCTCGTCGTCACGCCCGGCTGGACACGCACATACTCGCCCGTCTTGGCAGTCTGGCGTCCAAGGGCATTGTTGCGCGCGGCAAGGTACTTCAACTGCGCTGCCTGATACTGGCGCGTCTCTGCACCCGCGCTCTCGTCAAGGATCGCCGCAGCGACGAGGCCTAGGATGACCACGCGACCGGGGAACGGCACCACGACCGCGTCATCGGACCCAGCCACATACTTCGGCGGCAGGACTTGAAATTTCACGAAAGCCTCGTTGCCGGCGTAGTTCGCACCGGGGCGCGGGAAGATGCCGAGGCGCGGATTGCCGAGCGTGTCCACTCCTTCGATGATGTAGCGCGACGGCTGGCCGATGGAGTTCACGCGGTTGAGCATGCGGAACTCGTTCTTGTCCGAGATCGGCTCCAGCGGCGGGACGCGACCCGACACCGCGACCTCCTGGATGGAGTGGATGAACTGCTTGGCCGTGGCGAGCGTCGTGGTGTCGATGGTGTAGATCGACTGCCCGCAGACCATCGTCACCGAGGCCGATGCCTGCAACTCGTTCCAAGTCCCGAAGTCCGTCATCTCCTCCATGATGTCGTTCAGGAGGTTGATGCAGTTCTTCGTGAATGCGTTCTGGTTCGTGGTGGTCACGCGGCGGATGTTCATCCGGTCGCAGACCTCGTTCACGATCTCCAGAATCGTGAGGTAGGGCGAGGCCATGTCAGACCTCCCTTGCGCGGAGGTTCAGCTTCTCGAAAAGGATGTTGCTCACGTTGAGCGTGGCAGTCGAGTAGACCTCGACGTAGGAATTGGCCGTTAGCGTCACGATGCCGCCAACATGGCCCGCATAGGGGGCGGAGGAGGCTGCCATCCGCAGTTCCATCGTGGTCTTGGCAAGCGAGGAACCGTCCTTGCCGAGGCGCACCGCGACGTTCTGCGTTGCCGTCACTCCGCTGACCGTGAAGTCAACGTCGAACATGAAGGTCTTGGTCTGCGATCCGGTGTAGGTGAGGCGACCGGAGCCGTTGTGCGTGAACTGGTTGGTGAACTCCGCAGACGTTCCGACGTTGGTAACGACGTAGGAGTTGATCGCAGTCGTGGAGATCAACCCCGTTCCCGTGGCGTAGCATTCTGCCTTGGCAAGCCCGAAGATCCCATTGGCCGAGACCTGGGTGAACGTACCCGCCGAAGCGGTGATGGTCCCGAAGGTGCCCGTGCTGCCGCCGACCGTTGCCGCAGAGACCGCCGCGAACGTCACGCCACCCGCGAAGTTGACCGGGCCGTTGATCGTCTGCGCCGTGGTCTCGGCAAGGTTCAACTGGCTGTCGATGAGGTTCTCAAAGTCGCTACCCGTGGGCGCGTCTCCGGTCTCGAAAGCCTGCTTGAGGGTTGCCTTGTCCTGCTGTGCCATGGGTCACCGTGGAGGGTAGGGGCCGCTGTCGGGGAACACGATGAAGCTGCACTCGATCTCCATGCTCCCGATGCTGCTGCCTACATAGAGGTTGTAGCCGGGGAAGCTCTTGATCGGTCGGTTCGCCGCATCGTAGGCAGGCCCGGTCTTGCAAGCGGGGCCAGCCGGTTGGTCGGGGCGGACGAAGGGGACGTTGGTCGGGTCGGACTCAGCCGTGATGAACCATTGCGGATCAATCGGCTCATCCTGGTCCTTGCGGACGTACATCCCATCCCAGCGCCGAACGACCTGATCGGCGTAGTGGACAAAGCCGCTCTCGTCGTCGCGGACGAGCCATTGGCCCCGCCGCCAGCGATTGCGCTCAGTCCACCGGCCCATCAGGCCACCCGCTCAGGACCGGACTGCATCGCCATGAGGTCGTAGGTCGCCGCGCCGCTGGAGCGCACCGTGAGCCGCCAGCAGGACACCGGACCCAAGAAGGTCGCGGCAGTCCCCGTGCTGAACGCCACACGCTCCGTCCAATGGGCCGAGGTGACGCCGGTTTGAAGCACCCGGTCAATGGTAGAGGAGGCGGAACACCCCGCGAGGAACGAACCCGATCCCGAGATGACCCGGAAGTTGAACGCATATTCCTGCGTGGAGACCCAAGTGTCGGTGGGCCAGTAGATGACCGTGGACTCGGCGTTAGCCAGCGTCACGATCCAGTTCTTGGGGCGGGCCATGTCAGACTCCGTAGATGGAGGGGTCGAGGCGGGTGTAGACGATCTCAACCGCCGCGTTTGCACTCAGCGTGGCGATGCTACCCGAGGCAGCCGCGACGTTGAGGTAGATGGCCTGCGCGGTGGCACCGCTCTTGGCGCGGTTGACGCCCGAGTCATCGAAGGCCCGGACTGCCGTCGAGGAGATCACGCTGTAGATGCCAGCCGCAGAGACCGACACCGCACCCAGCGTGTCCGAGGTGAAGACCGTGGGGGACGTACCCGCCCGCACCGTCGCCTCACCCCCGGCAGCCGTGCCAGCGATGTAGTTGATCTCCACCAGCGCCGCCCCGATGGGGAGGTAGCCGACGAGGAGGCCAGACACCACACCGTTGGTCGAGGGGATCGTGGTCGTGAGCTTGGAGAACCGGCCCCACCCGATCTCGGGCTTGGCGTTGCCCCACAGACCGCTGTTGACGCCCGTGGCGATGGGGCCTTGGAAGGTCGTCTCCTTCTGGCCGACACCCGGGTAGCCGTCCGACTGGCCCCTGCGGACAATCACAAGCTCGCCCATGCCCTGAAGAGCGGTTACCACGCCCGAGGCCGCAAGGACCGACATCCTGACCGGCTGGCCCGAGCCGCTGTTGATGCCCAGCGGGACCGTGGCGCGGACGGCAGATGTCAGGGCAACCGAATAGACGCCAGCGGCAGAGACCGAGACGCTACCGAGGTTGTCCGACTCCCCGTTGATGGCAAAGCGAACCGTCGCCTCGCCAGCCGGGGCCGTACGGCAGTAGAAGTTGATCTCCTTGAGGTATCCACCGTAGGGGATCATCCCCACCACCTGACCGCTGACCGGCGAGGACGCTGCCGTGGCCTGCTGGATGGTGACGAGGTTGCCGCAGACCGCGCGGGATGGAATGCCGACATCCTGGCCGCCAGACCGAACCGGCCCCTGAAAGGTCGTGTCATTCCCCTTGTGCGCCGCAACAAGATCCGGGCGATCCGTCAGGGAAATGCGGGTGTAGATGACCTCCACGAAGGCAGCCGAGGCGAGTGCGCTCGTCGTGCCCGAGATCGTGCCGGTCGAGAAGTAGATCGGGGTCGGGTTGGCCGAAACGCCCGAGTGGCCGAACGGCAGGGTGGTCTGGGCCGTGGCCGAGTTGACGAATGCCCGGTAGACCGAGTTGCCCGAGATAGAGACGCTGCCGAGGTTGTCCGAGCCGCCCGTGGCCGTGCCGAACCTGAAGGCCGCCTCGCCCGTGAAGGCCCCGGTCTTCCAGATGTTGATCTCATGCAGGACCGCATCAAAGGGCAGGACCGCGACGGGCTGGGCCGTGATCGGAAGGGTCGTCAGCGGGGTCCACACGGTGAACCGACCGAAACCCTTGTTGGTCGTGGGGATGTTGCCCGTGTCGATGCCAGAGGCAACGGGGCCGGAGAACTGCGTCTTGAGGGTCATGGAGAGATCCTTTGCTGATCCGTCCCCAATCTACCCACCGGGCAAGGACGGGGAAGGCCCCTATGAGAAAGGGGCACCCTCTCGGATGCCCCTTCCCTTGCCGGGTATGTGCCGGTCTTACGCGCCAGCCGAAGCGTAGGCGTAGCGCCAGTCGGTGGCACCCACCGAGAAGCGCGCCGTCGTCTTCGTCTTGAGGATCTCCGTGTCGAACTCGTTGTCACGGGTGATCTCGGCGTTGCGGCGACGGTAGAACGTCGCGCCCGCCTTGGCGTTCGTGATGATGAACCACGCATCCGGGTCCGTGAGGAACGGGTTCACGATCAGGTCAAGCTGGCCCGCCATCGGATTGATGTCGTTGTCAGCCGAACCCACCGCGAACTTCGTCCCGAGGATCTTCTCAGCCACGAAGCGGTTGGTCGGGGCGACCAGCAGCTTCTCGGGCATGAGGTTGATCTTCAGGTCGGAGTCGTCGCGCCAGTCGTGGATGTCGATGTACGACTGCTCCAGCGACGCCTGCGTCAGGTCCGAGGCGACAGCGGGGATGTTCCGCTGGGTGCCACCACGGACATTCGGGTGCGTCGAGGAGAAGAAGGCGTTGCCATCTGCCGTCAGCATCGTGCTGAAGCCGAGGTTGAAGACCGAAGCGGCGACGGTCTCTTCCGTCTGACGCATCGACTCAGCCAGCATCTTCGGCACGTTGTTGATGACGTTGTACTGCTCGTCTTCCATCAGTTCGCGGGTGATCGTCGTGCCCAGCCCGTAGGTCAGGTTGACGTACTCGCGCTGATAGCCCTGGAGCATGTCCACATACGGGACGCTGTCACCATCGTCCTTCTGCCCGACGAGGCCGAAGCCCGTCACGCCCTGCTCCTTCTCAAACGCCTTGTTCGAGCGACGCAGGATCATGAAGCGGTTCCACAGCGGCGGGTAGCGGCGGTAGGTGTCGGCCCAGATCGTGGAGATGCCGGGCCACAGGAGTTCAGGGAGATTGCCAGTTCCGGTCGTCATGTGCGGTCCTCCCTATCAGGTCGAGGTGTAGGAGTGGAGGGCGATGCGGACCTCAAGGTCGATGTACGCATTGCCCCAAGCCGAGTTGTTGGCGACCGAGCCGAGGCCGCGAGCCTCAGTCGGAGCCAGACCCAGCACCTGGAAGGTCTTCACGGACGTATCCGCCGAACCCGCAC